ATCCCAAAACTCAACACTGGAGACAGCCATGCTCCTGGCGGAACTTGCCTTCCGAAGTATCACCTATTTCCGCCGCTTGTTCCCGCCCTGACGTAGCAGACTGACCCACACCTCTTTAGATACAACGCCGATCCTCATGGGTCGGCGTTTTCTTGTTGACGAATCGCAGGAAGATGTGGTTCTTGTGTTTGCATAGGTAAAGGAGACGAGGCATGACCAAGATTGTTCGGACACCGACGCGCGCTGAAGGCGGAATCACTCCAGAGGAAAAAGCCAAGCTGGACGAAGTGACCAAGTTCTGGATTGCTAATGCAATGCGGACTGACAAGGTTGACATCAACAAGATCACACCTGCTATCCACGGCATTTATGAGGCGGCTGGTCTGAAAAAACCGCGTGTCGTGCTGGTCCCGTCGCCCATGGTGATGGCTGCTGCGTATGGTGCGAGCGCGGCGATTTGGTATCAGCGTAAGAAGGGTGAAGATGCGATCGACGCTGCGACCGACGCTGCGACCGACGCTGCGACCAGCGTTGCGATCGACGCTGCGACCGACGCTGCGACCGACGCTGCGACTGCGACCCGCGATACGACCGACGCTGCGACCTTCGCTGCGACCGACGTTGCGACCCACGCTGCGACCGACGCTGCGACCCGCAATACGACCGACGCTGCGACCCGCGTTGCGACCCGCGGTACGACCTTTGCTGCGACCTTTGCTGCGACCTTTGCTGCGACCGACGCTGCGACCTTCGCTGCGACCGACGCTGCGATGCATACCTGCCGTGAACTCGCCGGAGATTTTGGTGTGGAATGCGCTAAACTCTGGTGGCGCGCGCATCAAGGAGGGAATATGTGGTCATATAAGGAATCATACTTGTGTGCCGCGCGTGACGTTCTTGGGTTGAGTCTACCTGAACACGAGAAATATGTTCATTGGGAACAGGCTGCGATTAACGGCGGCTTCCGTGTCATGCACGAAGAGTTCTGTATCGTATCGGACTTTCCTGAAATACTGAAGGTTGACGAAAACAACCTGCCTCATTGCGAAAACGGACCGTCGCACCGCTGGAGGGATGGATGGGAAATCTACCACTGGCACGGTGTTCGAGTTCCTGCTCATTGGATTATGTCCCCTGAATCTGTTGACCCGTCCGAGGTTCTGTCTGAAAGGAACGTTGAGGGTTAAAATGCTAGACAAACTGAAACACCGGATTGTGGACAGTGACCCTGACCCTATGAAAGGAGACCTTGTTGAAGTGCGCTTGCCTGATTTGCCTGATCCGGTTTACTATCTCAGCGCGTACTGCCCGAGAAACGGGAGGATCATGGAGGCGGTCAATCCTTCCGAGATGGACGAAATGACCGTCAAGGGAGCGCAGGCATGGCGTCTCGGCATCCCGGCTTCCGAATTTGTTTACCCGACCGTCAGAACATGAAGGAGACTGACATGACTGCATTTGCCCAAGGGGAAATCTACGCCCGCAAAATCGAAACCCTGCCAGAAGGTCTGGTTGCGTTCACCGAGCGCAGCGCGACGGGTGAGTGGGTTATCTCTCACTCGGAGAGTGGTCATCACCATCTTCTCGGCGCGGAAGGTGTTGACGTGATGGAACGCACCACGGACGTTCCGAAAGGGATGCGGATACTCTACGCTTTGGTCAAGGAACCGACCAAGCTGTATCAGGATGCGGCAGTTCCCCACGGAACGCACGAGGTCAATCCTGGAATCTATGAGTTTCGCATCGCGCGGGAATATGACCCCCTCATGGAGCAGGCTCGCCGCGTAGCAGACTGACTCACACATCTTTCGATACAACGCCGATCCTCATGGGTCGGCGTTTTCTTGTTGACCTGCGAGCATCGCTGTGGGAACGTGAGGCTTCCGAATCACATGGAGATAGCCCGATGTTGCTGGGTCTGTGGACATGGTGCTGACTGATCCGCCGTATGGAACCACAGCCTGTAAATGGGATAGCGTTATTCCGTTCGAGCCGATGTGGGAACAGTTGAAGCGCGTCACAAAGAAGAACGGCGCAATCGTGATGACGGCGAGTCAGCCGTTCACCTCAGTTCTGGTTATGAGCAATCCGCGCGCGTTTCACCAGTCTCTCGTTTGGCGCAAGAACAAGGCCAGTGGCCACCTGAATGCCAAGAAGCGCCATCTCACCGGTCACGAGGACGTGATCGTCTTTTGCGACGGCGTGCCTGTTTACAATCCGCAGATGTGGAAGTCACGACCGTCGAATTCGGCGACGCGGACGAAACATACGTCTGTATATGGCGCGCAGGTTTCCACAACATACGAAGGCGGCAAGACGGACCGATACCCCGTTTCCGTTTTGGACTTCCCGGTCGTGAACAATGACGGCACCGGAGACGGAAGATTTCACCCCACACAAAAACCCGTAGCCCTTATGGAATACCTCATCAAGACCTATACGAACGAGAACGAGACCGTTCTAGACTTCACGATGGGCAGCGGAACCACCGGCGTCGCTGCAAAGAACCTCAACCGCAACTTTATCGGAATCGAGTTGGACGAGACCTACTTCAACATCGCACAAGAAAGGATTGCGAACGCATGACCACCTACATCCAAGAAGCCATCCGCACGGAAAGCCAACAGTTCGACGCCGCTCGGCCTCGCCTGCTTCACGCGGCACTCGGTATCGTGACGGAGATCATGGAATATTTCGACAATGAAGACGAGATCAACGCCAAGGAAGAACTTGGTGACGTGTATTGGTATGTCGCAATCGCGGCTGACGAACTCGGCATGACCTTCGATGAAATCAAGGCGTCGCACGATGGCGTCGGGACGACCTACAGCGCGATTGGTGGGCTGTGCGATGTCATCAAGCGCGCGCATTTCTACGGTGTCCCGTTCGACACCGAGACGTTCACGCAATGGCTCGGACTGACGCTGCATTGGCTGGAGCGCATCTGCGTCTACGAGAACGTCACGCCCGAAGAGTGCATGGCTGCGAATATCGCCAAGCTGTCGGCACGTTTCCCTGGCAAGTTCACCACCGTCAACGCCGTGAACCGCGACAAGGACGCCGAAATCAAGGCTGTCAAGACTTCCCGCTGACCACCAGATTTGATAGTCAGTCGGTTCTGCTCAACACAAATATCGGAGTTATCATGGCAAGCAACATGCTTCCCACGGACTACCAGTCCTTCATCCATACATCGCGTTATGCCCGCTGGCTCGAAGATGAGCAAAGGCGCGAGTCTTGGTCCGAGACGGTAGGCCGCTACATTGAAAACGTAGTTGCAAAAGCCACCCGCGATGAGGTTGTTGTCGATCAGATCGAGGAGGCCATCCTTAATCTTGAGGTCATGCCTTCCATGCGCGCCATGATGACTGCCGGTCCAGCATTGGATCGCGACAACGTGGCTGGATACAACTGTTCGTATCTTCCTGTGGATGACCCCAAGTCGTTCGATGAGACCATGTTCATTCTGCTCTGCGGGACAGGTGTCGGCTTCTCGGTGGAGCGGCAATATGTCAACAAGTTGCCTGAAGTTCCTGAGCAATTATTCGAGTCCGAGGACGTGATTGTCGTCAAGGACAGCAAAGAGGGATGGGCGAAGGCGTTCCGCAAACTGATTGCCATGCTCTACGCTGGCGAAATCCCGAGGTGGGACACATCAAAGGTTCGCCCTGCCGGTGCCAAACTCAAGACATTCGGTGGGCGCGCGTCTGGACCTGGACCTCTCATCGACCTGTTCAACTTCACCATCGAGAAGTTCAAAGGCGCGACAGGACGCAAGTTGTCGTCCATCGAGTGTCACGACTTGATGTGCAAGGTAGGCGAGATTGTTGTTGTCGGCGGCGTTCGCCGTTCCGCCATGATTTCTCTATCTAACCTGTCCGATGACCGTATGCGTCACGCCAAGACGGGTCAGTTCCCCCAGCATCGTTTCTTGGCAAACAACTCTGTTGCTTACACAGAGAAACCCGACGCTCAGTCCTTCCTGCGCGAATGGTCCGCATTGGCAGATAGCGGTTCTGGTGAGCGTGGCGTGTTCAACCGTGTCGCTGCAAAGAAGCAGGCGGCGAAGTTTGGGCGGCGTAACCCAGAATACAACTTTGGCACGAATCCTTGCTCGGAGATTCTACTTCGCCCCTATCAGTTTTGTAACCTGACCGAAGCCGTCGTGCGAGCCACGGACAGCGAAGAAGACCTTATTCGTAAGGTCAAAGTCGCAACCATCCTCGGGACCATCCAGTCTACGCTTACTCATTTCCCGTATCTGCGGAAAGTGTGGAAGGGCAACACCGAGGAAGAACGTCTGCTCGGTGTCAGTCTGACTGGCATCATGGACAACACGCTGACCAACGGCAAAGACGGAGACCTTCCTGCTTTGCTTGAGCGGATGCGCGAAATTGCTGTTGAGACGAACAAGGAGTGGGCTGAGAAACTGGGTATTCCTCAGTCAGCGTCAATTACTTGTGTGAAGCCTTCTGGCACCGTCAGCCAACTCGTTGATAGCGCGAGCGGCATCCACGCACGGCATAACGACTACTACATACGCACAGTCCGTGGCGACAACAAAGACCCCCTGACTCAGTTCATGAAGGACCAAGGCATCCCGAATGAACCTTGCGTCTACAAGGGCGACACGACGACTGTGTTCTCGTTTCCGATGAAGGCACCAGAAGGTGCTGTTCTTCGCACGGACATGACAGCCATTGAGCAGTTGGAGATGTGGCTGACGTATCAACGTCATTGGTGCGAGCATAAGCCGTCTGTCACCGTGTCGGTAAAGAAGGATGAATGGATAGACGTTGGCGCATTTGTTTACGCGCACTTTGACGAGATGTCTGGTGTGTCCTTCTTGCCGTTCGATGACCACGTTTACCAGCAGGCTCCGTATCAGGATTGCGATAAGGAAACCTACGAGGAGATGCTGGCGCAGATGCCCGCATCTATCGACTGGTCCAAGATGCGAGCATACGAGATGGGTGACACAACCAAGAGCAGCCAGACATTCGCATGTTCCGGCGACTCGTGCGAAATCGTAGACATCGGTTCGTAACCCCCCAACCCCCATTTGCCTATCTGCGAGACGCTGTGGTATGATTATCACAGCGTCTTTCTTTTTGCAGGTAAGCGATGCCCTACGAGCGACTCCCGGCCCGTCTGCGCCAACTGATTCCGTCTGAGCGCGGACAGGAAATATTCCGCAACACGGTGAACAGCCAACTGGACGCTGGGCGCTCTGAGGCTGTCTCTATGGCATCTGCATGGGCCGCTCTGCGCCGCGCCGGGTTCGAGCGCGACAACGCCACCGGCAAGTGGGAGCGGACGGAAAAGTCCCAGCCCACAGCGTCTTCCGTTCACGTTCCATCTGCCGATTGGGAGCGGACGCGGAAAGAGGATACGTTCAGACCGCCTGCTGGAGCGCGGGCTGCAGCTCGGCGCGCAATCCGGTGGAAAGAGAAATACGGCGACAAGGTTCGCGGTGGAACGCAGATTGGTTGGACGCGCGCAGGACAGTTGGCGCGGGGCGAGAACCTGAGCCGGGAGACCGTCGCGCGCATGGCTTCGTTCTTCGCGCGGCATCGCGGCAATGAGGCAGTGGACCCCAAGTTCAAGGATGAGCCGTGGAGAGATAATGGTTACATCATGCACCTTGCGTGGGGTGGAGATGCTGGTGATAAATGGTCACAAAGAATTATGGACAGCATCGAAAAACACCAGATTGACGACGACAGCTTCACCACACCTGCTGAGGCCGTTGTGCGCTCAATGGACCTCGGGCTTGGTGGCGAAATCCACGTTCACGACCGCGACGGGCAAGCCGTCTACATGCCGGGCGAGGACCACGAAGATTACCTTGAGCGTATCCGTGAAATCGCCGGAATCGAATCAGATGACGAACCCGACAAGCAGGGGTTGCTTGAGCGTGGCATTTCCGCGATAATTGCGGCCATTATGCAACATGTGTCCGTGAGCAAATCTCAAGTGAACGCGCAAGTCCTGAAAATGGACGATGAGCAGCGCATTGTCTGGGGTTGGGCGTATGTCTCCACCGAAGATGGCAAGCTGCTGGTCGATACACAGGGCGAATCCATCGAGCCGGTCGAGATGGAAAAGATGGCGACCGAGTTCATGGCGTCCTCGCGCAACTCGAAGGTCATGCACAAGGGCGAGGTTGTGGGTGACTTCATCCACTCTTTCCCGCTGACGAACGAACTGATGAAGGCGTTTGACATCTACAGCGACCGCGAAGGCTGGATTGTCGGTATGCGCCCCAGAACTCAGGATGTGTGGGACGCCTACAAGCGGGGCGAATACACGGGCTTCTCGATTGGTGGCAAAGCCGGTGACGTGGAGGATTACGATGCCGCGTAAACTGAAGAACATCATTCTCACGGAGGTCTCGGGCGTGGACATGCCCGCCGACCCGAACGCCCGTATCACCCTTTTCAAACGTGGAGACACTATGGACGAAATGTCTGACGCCATGAAGGCCAAGATGAAGGAATACATGGATAAAGGTTACTCTGAGATGGAGGCCAAGGCCATGTGTACGCGAGAAACCAAGAAAGGAGGTCACGACATGGACCCTCAAGAACTCGCTGAGAAGCTGGAGGCTCTGGAGGGCCAGGTTGCAGACCTGACCAAGCGAGCCGAAGGCGCAGAGGCCGAAGTGGCCGCTCTGCAAAAGGCAGCCGACGAAGCTGGTTTCGACGTTGAGGAAGGTAAGCTGACGAAGCGCGCTGACCCCGAATACGTCGAGATCGAAGGTGAGCGTTTCGAGAAGTCGGCCATTCCGGCCACCATTCTCAAGGCGCTGGAAGCCAAGGAAGCCGAACTCGCCAAAGCCAAGTCGGAGCAGGAAGAAGTCGCCCTCGCCAAGCGCGGCGCGGCAGAACTCCCGCATCTCGCTGGCACCGATCTCGCCAAGGGCAAACTGCTCGCGGCTGTCGGCAACGACGAGGACGTGCTCAAGGCCCTCAAGGCGGCTGACGCTGCCCTGAAGAAGCAGATGGAAGAAATCGGTGTGAACCCGATGAATGACGAGGCTTCGGCCACGTTCCGTCTGAACAAGATGGCAACCGACTATGCGGAAACGCACAAGGTGCCGTTCGAGACCGCGTATGCGGAAGTCACCAAAAACGGCGAAGGCAAGTCCCTGATGGACGAAGCCCGCGCTGAAGCCAAGTAAGGAGGACGTATCCAATGGCTTACAAAGAGTCCCAGATTAGCGTCACCCTTGAGGCTGGCGCGGACCTGTCGGCAAACCAGTTTCACTTCGTGACTGTCGATGCTGACGGCCAACTGAGCGTTTCGACGGACGGCGCAGCCTCCGTTGGCGTTCTGCTGAACGACCCGTCGGCTGCTGGTCGTGCGGCTGAAGTCTGCATCGGCGGGCTTACCCGCGTTGAAGCAGGCGGCAACATCACCGCTGGTGATCCTGTCGCGTCGAACGCAACCGGCGAAGCCATCGAAGCCGGGAGCGACGACATCATCCTCGGGACGGCCCTCACGGACGGTGATGACGGTGAGGTCATCTCGATCATCTTCCAGCCGCGCGGCGCGGCCTGATAGAAAGGAGCCTGAACAATGGCACAACCCACTAACAGCGCCGTCCATGTCGATGCGGCACTGACCAACATCTCGGTCGCCTTCCTGCAAGGTGCCGACAAGTTCGTTGCGGGCAAAGTTTTCCCCAACGTCCCGGTCAGCAAGCAGTCGGACCGCTACTTCGTGTTCGACCGTGGCGACTTCAACCGCGATGAGGCTCAGGTCCGGGCACCCGGCACCGAGTCCGCTGGCGGCGGCTTCGATCTGGACAACACGCCGACTTACTTCGCCAATGTCCACGCTTTCCACCATGACGTGCCGGATCAGGTTCGTGCGAACGCTGACCCTGCCGTTGACGTGGAGCGCGCTGCGGCTGAGTATGTCATGCACAAGATGCTCATCAAGAAAGAGAAGATTTGGGCATCCAACTTCTTCTCGACGGGCGTCTGGACCAACGAAGAAACCGGCGTCGATGCTTCCCCGGGGACCGGCGAGACGATCCAGTGGTCGGACCAGACCTCGGGCGACCCGATTGGCGACATGCGCTCGGCAATCACCACGATTGAAGAGTCCACCGGGTTCACGCCGAACAAGTTGGTCATCTCGAAGGGCGTTCTCGACGCTCTCGTGGATCATCCGGACATCGTTGACCGCGTGAAGTATGCCACCAGCACCTCGGCCAATCCGGCGATGGTGAACGAGCAGACGCTTGCCGCTCTGTTCGGTCTGGAGCAGGTTCTGGTCATGCGTGGAATCGAGAACACCGCTGCGCAAGGCGCTACCAACGCGCACTCGTTCATCGGTGGGAAGAACGCGCTGCTGACCTACGCGGCTCCGTCGCCGTCGCTGATGACCCCCACGGGTGGCTATCAGTTCTCGTGGACGGGCTTCATGGGCCAGACCAACGGTTTCGGCATTGCAACCAAGCGTTTTTATATGGACGCTCTGGAAAGCACTCGTATCGAAGCGCAGATGGCTTTCGATATGAAACTGGTGTCGGCAGACCTTGGTTACTTCTTCGAGGACATCATCGCCTGATAGGCGGTGACCTGAATACGGAAAGGGCGGCTAGATTGCCGCCCTTTTCTTTTGTATACTACCCCAAACATCAACGGAGAAACCAATGACTCGTATTCCCGAACGCAAGTTTGACCCCGCACAACCCGTCTTTGCGCGCAAATACTTCATCGCCAATGGCCACCGCTATGAACCAGGTATGCGGTTCCCGTGGGCGAGCACCGGCGTGTCGCAGCGCCGCGCAATGCAGATGTTCGAGGCGGGCAAACTTACCCATGACGATAAGATTGCGGGTGAACCCACCCCTGAATCGGTGGAAGTTATCGTTGAGGATAAGCTGGACGAACTGGCCGAGATGGGGCAGGTGTGGGATGCGGAACCCGTGTCTGAACCCGACGACCTCGACGCGATTGACGACATGAAGGAACTGCGCGCGATTGCCGATTCCATCGGTGCGCCGTATAAGGTAAGCAAGGCCGACCAACGTCAGGCCATCCGAGACCATCGAAACAAGGAGACTGACTGATGGCTGTGACTATCTCGCTGTATAACCATACGGCAAAACTCTTTGCGTCTGGTGCGAACGCTGAAGGCGACACCTACAAGGTGAAGCTTTATTCGGCTGCTACGTTCGATGCTACCGACACCACGCTTGCTGACATTGCAGGCACGGAAGCGACGACCGGAACTGGCTATGACGCTGGCGGCGAAACGCTGGCCAACGTGTCTGTCACCACCGTGACGACCAACGATGCGAAGTTCGACGCTGACGATGTGACGTGGACTGCCGCTGGCGGTTCGATTGATGCGGCTTTTGCTGTGATCTACAACGACACTGACGCGAACGATCCGCCCATTGCGTTTATCGACTTTGACGGCACACAGTCTGCTGGCGACACGACCGACTTCAAAGTGGTCTGGAACGCGAACGGTATCTTTACCTTCACGGTGGCCTAATGACCAAACTCGTCAACCGCGCCAAGGTAGCAACAGCAACGACTGGCACCGGCACGATCACGCTGGGGTCGGCGGTTGACGGTTATCAGACCTTCGCTGCCGCTGGTGTGGTGGATGCTGACGTGGTGCGCTACGTCATCGAAGATGGGGACAACTGGGAAATCGGCACAGGCACCTACACGGCGTCTGGCACGACCCTGAGCCGCACCGTGAGCGAGAGTTCCAACAGCGACCTCGCAATCAACCTCAGCGGCACCGCACTGGTGTTCTTGACTGTGGCTGGCGAAGAGCTCCAGCACGCAGCCGACATGGACCAAGGCGTGGCCACGACTGATAGTCCGTCCTTTGCTGGTCTCACAGCCACCACAGCCGACATCAACGGCGGCACCATCGATGGCACTGTGATCGGCGGCAGCACCCCTGCGGCTGGCACGTTTACGGATTTGACCGCAGAGGAGGCGTCTTTTTCCCGTCTCAATGTCGGTGCAAACCTTGCATGGAACGCCAGCGCTGATAGCTACACGGCCAACACCACGCTTAGCACAGTGACCAAGGTTCACCAAGGCATGAAGCGGTGCGTCCTGAACGCAGACGGGTCGGTGAACTATTACCTTAACCCTAGCGACAGCACCGAGAAGCTGGATGGAACGGCGGCTAACATCGACGGCACCGACGGATCGACGGCACCGACGGGAATGTCATGGTGGAAATCCCGAAGTTCTACTTCCGTCACAGCCTTGTGGGCGATGTAAATACTTGGGAGGTCTCAGACCTTCCGCTGTCGGGCTTTCAGCTTCATCCGGCATTTGTCAAGGCTCTTCATCCGGCATTTGTCAAGGCTGGTGTTGAGGTCAATCACCGCTACATCGGCGCATATGACGCCTGCTATTTAGACGACACAGACAGCACCTATAAGTCAGGCCTTAACCTTGACGATATGACGGGCAATCTGGACCTGTCTGACGACAAGTTGGCGAGTGTGTCGGGGGTGTATCCGCTTGTGGGCGTAACGCGCGCAGAGTGCCGCACGTTGGCTGCGAACAACGGCACTGGCTGGCATCAACTTGATTTCGCGCTGTGGTCAGCCGTTCAGATGCTGTATCTGATCGAATATGGCGACTTCAACAGCCAAGCCAATCTCGGGGCGGGCAATGTCAACGGCTCTTATGAGTCGTCTTCGTCTGACCAGAACGACAGCCCGCACACTATCTCAGGGGCCTCGAACGCGCTCGGCAACGCTTCCACTGACGGTTCTCAGCCTAGCGCAGGTGCAAAACCCGGAACGGCTTACATGTCCTATCGGGGCATTGAAAACTGGTATGGCAACGCTTGGAATTGGGCTGACGGCATAAACGTCAATGAAGGCACGGCGGGCAATGTCCATGTGACAAATGACTACACCGACTTTGACGATGAAGAAACAACCGGTTATACGCTTTTGTCGTCGTCTTTCCCGACTGCAAGTGGCTTTATCCGCGACATCCTGAACACGGGGGCGTATTTTCTTAGCAGCACAAACTCAGGGGGGTCTTCATCAACTTATCTTACAGATCAGCATTTTGCAAGCGCCTCGCTTTCGCGGGTTGTGCGTGTCGGCGGTAGCGCGGATCGTGGCGTGGGTGCGGGCGGCTTCTGCCTGAGTTCGGATCGTGTTGCGGGCGCTGCGCTTCGTCTTGTCTCCGCGCGGCTCTGTCGGTAGTGTGTCGCAAATGCAACAGAATAGGGTGACATCGCTAGTGCGCAGCACCTCGCTTTCACAGGTTGTGCATGTCAGCAGTAACGCGAATAATGGCGTGAATGCAGGCAGCTTCTACCTGAATTCGAATAATGATGCGAGCAATGCGAATCGTAATATCTCCACACGGCTCATCCGCCTAAATCTTTCAAGCGATGCATCCTCACCTCTCGGTGAAATAGTAGACCACAACAGTTTGGTAGGGACGCCGAAAAACTGGGTCAGGCGGAGCAGATTATGAAACGGCACGGAAAATTGTGGGAAAAGGTATGTGATTTAGACAACATACGGGCTGCGCATCATGCGGCTCGTAAAGGCAAAGCGCATTATGCAGAGGTCAAATGGGTAAATGCAAACGAGGATGAAGCGCTAAAAAACATCCAAAAATTGCTTTTAAGCAAAACCTTTACCACAAGCTTTTATGAAGTTGAAGATCGCTTTGATGGGCGTAAAATGCGCACGATCCACAAGCTGCCTTACTATCCAGATCGAATTGTTCAGCACGCTTTGGTTACAGTTTGCGAGCCAATCTGGAAGGGATCATTTATCCGCGACACATTCCAGTCCATCGTAGGGCGCGGGACGAACGACGCGCGGAAGCGGGTGGAAGCGGTGGTGCGTGGAAACCCCGGTCTTTACGCGCTGAAATTTGACATTCAGAAATACTACCCTAGCGTGAACAACGACATTCTGAAACGCGAAGTGCGGCGTAAGATCAAATGCCCCGACACACTTTGGCTGATCGACAACATCATCGACAGCAATCAGGGTTTGCCAATCGGGAACTACACCAGCCAATATTTCGGGAATGTCTATCTCTCGGCATTTGACTGGTGGGTGAAACAGGAAATTCGACCTGTCGGATATTTCCGGTATTGCGACGATCTCGTTTTGCTCGCCCGCACTCCGGCAGAGGCGCACGGCTACCGGATGCAAGTCTTTGAGCGGCTGCACGAGGCATATGGCCTGACCGTGAAGCAAAATTGGCAGGTCTTTCCGGTTGATGATCGAGGCTTGGACTTTGTGGGCTTTGTGTTTCGATCCTCGGGGACGCGGCTGCGAAAGGGCATTGCGGTTGGGGTTCGTGACAAGGCGCGGGCGATCCGCTACAATCATCGCGCGATGACCCCATACGAAATAGCCAACGGCGCAGGCTCATATTGGGGTTGGTGCAAGCACGCAGACGCAAAAGCGCTCTGGCACCGGCATATGAGGGCAGACGTTAAACGACACATTGCCGCGAGCAAGGTCAAGATACAGGAGATGCAGAGATGCGTGTGAGTTCAAACGAAAAGCTGCCTGTCTATCAGGTAATTGGCCTCAAACTGCGTATCCATTGGGATTACCAAGAAGTGCCAGCCACCGAAGACA